AATATCACCTGCAACATCAATTGTCAAGTCTCCAGATGATAAATCTATCTCTGTTCCATCAATAGTAATATTGTCTATTGCAACACCACCATCAAAGACTGCTGACCCACCTGTAACTGCACCAGTAGCAGTAACATTACGTAAGCCTGTGTAGTCTTTGTTTGAGTCCAAGATAACTGCTTTAGAAGCAATAGCATTACCTACTGCAGTGCTTCCTAAATCTAGTGCATTTAATTCTCCTACTACTGCAGTAATACCATCTAGTGCATTTAGTTCTGCAGCAGTAGACGTTACTCCATCTAGTATGTTTAATTCGGCAGCGGTAGAAGTTACATTAGTACCACCTATATCTAAAGTAGTTACAGATATCTCACCTGCAACAGTAACTAAACCATCTGCAACTGTAATAAGATCAGTGTCATCTGTATGACCAATATTTGAACCGTTAATAAGAACATCATCAATATCTAATGAACCACCTGATATAAGTCCTGTCGTAGTAATAGTAGAAGAACCTGTGTCAATATTTCCAAAGCCTGATGTAATAGTACCAGAGTTTAATGCTCCTGTAGTTACAATGTTACTGCCACCAACACTTTTACCTGACATATAAGTAGATAATGTATCTACCTTAGTCATACGCATCGTACCTGCATCATTAATTAAAACACCGTCACCATCTGCTACAGCAGTTGTACCTCTTGATGTACCACCGTCAATAAGGTTTATCTCAGCAGCAGTAGCTGTAACTCCGTCTAAAATGTTTAACTCATCAGCGGTGCTAGTGACTCCATCTAGGATGTTTAGTTCTGCAGGTGTAGCAGTAATTGCGGTGTTACTTGCTGCAGCTAGTACAGGTATAGTACCACTTTGGTTAGGTAAGTTAATAGTACGATCCGCTGTAGGATCTACAATAGTAAGTGTAGTTTCGTGTGCATCTGCTGTAGCACCCTCAAATACAACAGCGTTAGCTGCATTCATTGTAACTGTATTTACAACTGTAGTAGTACCACCAACAGATAAGTTACCTGTTATAGTAAAGTTACGTATACCTGTATAATCTTTATCAGAATCTAATATAACAGCTTTAGATGCTACGGCTGTACCTACTGCTGTTGAACCTATGTCCAGTGCGTTGAGTTCTCCTACTACAGCAGTAATGCCATCTAATGCATTAAGTTCAGCAGCAGTGGCAGTTACACCATCAAGAATATTAAGTTCAGCGGCTGTACTAGTTACCCCATCTAAAATGTTAAGTTCAGCAGTAGTAGCTGTAACACCATCTAGAAGGTTTAACTCTGTAGCTGTAGAAGTAACTGCTACATCTTCATTAATTTTAGGGGATGTTAAAGTTTTGTTAGTAAGTGTGTCTGTTGATACAAGAGATACTAGTGTTGAGTCAGCACCTGCAGGTAACATTAAAGTATTTGTAACACCTGCAGAGTGAGGCTGTCCATATACTTTTTGACCATGACTGTTGCTTTCACAGTTAAAGACTATTGCACCTGAATTAGTATTACCTCTTACAACAACTGTACCTGTTCCATTAGGGGCTAGGTCAAGAGTTGCATTAGAGGTAGTAACAATATCATTCCCGTCAAGGTCTAAGTTACCACCTAGCTGTGGTGTGGAGTCTTCTGATACGTTAGATATGTTACCAGACACACCAGTACCAGCAACAATAGTGCTTCTAGTGATTTTTTTAAGTCCACCGCCAGATGTATCAACAGCTAAAAGAACATCATTGTCTGCAACAGTGCCAATCTCTGATAGGTCAGTTACAGAAATAGGGTTAAAATTAGTACCGTCTGCCACAAGAATATGTCCTGCAGTATTAGTAGCCATTGTAAGATCATCACCACCAATAGTAAGATCACCTGTAAGTGTAAGGTTTCTTATACCTGTATAATCTTTATTTGAATCGAGTATAACAGCCTTAGAAGCTACTGCAGTGCCTACAGCAGTACTACCTAAGTCTAGTGCATTAAGCTCACCTACAACTGCTGTTATGCCATCTAGTGCATTTAATTCTGCTGCAGTTGAAGTCACTCCATCTAGTATATTAAGTTCTGCTGCAGTAGAAGTCACACCATCTAAAATGTTTAATTCTGCTGCAGTAGATGTAACACCGTCCATGATATTAAGTTCAGCAGCAGTGGCAGTTACGCCATCCAAGATATTAAGTTCTGCTGCTGTTGAGGTTACATTTGTACCACCTATATCAAGTGTAGTCACAGACAGTTCACCTGCAACTGTAGCAATGCCACTAGCGACAGTTATAAGATCCGTATCATCTGTATGCCCTATAGTAGAACCATTTATTACTACATCATCTATATCAAGAGAGCCACCTGTAATTAGCCCTGTAGTTGTAATAGTACTAGAGCCAGTATCAATAGTACCAAAACCTGATGTAATAGTACCTGAGTTAAGAGCACCAGTACTAACTAAGTTAGGCATTGCAGTTATTTCATCGTCAAAGTATGCAGCAAGGTCTGTAACAGCAACTTGAACCATAGTACCATTGTCATTTAGTACAACACGATCAGCATCAACTACAGTAGTAGAGGTAGCAGAAGTATTTCCGTCTATAATATTTATTTCAGCAGCCGTACTAGTTACCCCATCAAGAATATTTAACTCTGCTGCTGTTGAGGTTACTCCATCAAGTATGTTTAGTTCAGCAGCAGTAGAAGTTACTCCATCAAGAATATTTAACTCTGCTGCTGTTGAGGTTACTCCATCTAAGATATTAAGCTCTGCTGCAGTAGATGTAACACTAGTACCATTAATGGCAAGAGTATCTATCTCTGCTGTACCATCAATAAATATATTACGCCATTGTTGATCTGCAGAACCTAAGTCGTATGTGTCATCATCGTCAGGTATAATGCTAGAGTCAACATCAGCACCAAATACAACATTGTCAGAAGATGAATCACCAAGTGTTAGTGTGCCACCATTAAACGTAGTAGTACCTGTAACCGTAGCATTACCTGCTACAGTAAGATTACCGCCTACTGCTAAGTTGCCTGATATATCTGCAGCACCGTTGATGTCAATAGTAGTAGCTGCAATCTGTATTTCAGTATCCGCTACAAGGTCAAGCTGACCATCAGCACTAGAATTAATATAAATAGCAGTATCACGAAACTGTAACTTTTCTGTAGAGGCAATAAGTATATCATCAGAGTACTCAAAATAGTCCTCGTCTTCCATCCATTTTAGTACACCATCATTACTTTCTCCATCAAAGGTAACAGTTATATCTGTACCTGTTGCACCTGTACCTATAGTAACAGATGTACCTAACAGTGCAGTTACAGGTCCACCCTCTCCTGTTGTGCCATCGTGTGTGTGTCCTGTACTAGCTGCAAAGGCTGCGAGAAGCTGATCAAACTCATCATTAGTGTCTGTAGCTTGTATTACGTCACCCTCTGCGTATGTAGACTGTCTTGTATATGTAGCGCCCATTAACGTCTAGCTCCTAATTGATATTCTAATTGAAATCCTTTTAGCGAATATGGAGGAGACTCTCCATTATCATCCACTCTTAATGCAACAGTAAAGCCTGAACCTTCTACAGGCTGTCTTACTAGAGGCTGTGATCCTCCTCCGTAAACAAACTGTGTTGTAGAAGATGTAGTGGTATATGTAGATGTACCATACTGTGCTCCCACTGAAGCAGTGCTTAAACTGTATGGTGCAGGTCTTGCCGCACCTGTTGACTCATTATCGTATCGTAAAAGTAAGTCAGCACTTAGAGCACCCTCTGGTGAGTAGTTTAGTATAACTCTGTGCATTAACTTTCTAATACCAACATCTCCAAAGTTTAAATCAGGACTTCTGTATCTTCCCTGTATTGCAGAACCATTAAAGTTATCACCTTTTTCTTGTCGCATAATAAAACCATCAAAAGTTCCATGAATAACTTGTACATCACCCTCTTCTACAAATGTATCTGTGCTAGAAGGTTTTATACCTAGAGTTTCAGCGAACTCAAAACCATCGCCCTTCATAACACATATCACACCCCTTGTTCTATTTTCTACACGTCCATCTTTACTAAAAAATAATCTATACTGTGTTTTATCTGGTAGAACAACACTGTCGAAAAGAGAGGCATCTGCTATTTGACCGTCAAACAAAGACTGTATTTTTTTAGATATTGTGCCTAACTCAACGTCACCAATCCTAGCAGTACCAGCAACAGTTCTTAAACCGTCAGGACCAAGAAAGATTAAGTCACCTGCAAATTCTTGAATAGTGTTACCATTAACACATCCAATGTTTCTGGTTACAGGTTCTACTGCAAAAGAACTTAATCCACTACCAGTAAGTTTAAATATTCTGTTTTCGCAAAATATAAATAAATTGTCACGAAATACTTTTAATCCTACTATAGTATCGTCTACCTTGATACTTCCAGCACCGTCTGCTGCGTCAAAATCATCTTCATCAAAGGGTTCGCTAAAAACTAATGTTTGCGGTGTAGTAGACTTACCTGCGTAAAACATATGGTTTCTAAAAGCAGCAACAAATTTAGAACCTGATACTGAACTTTCACTAACGTCTGTGGCAGTCATTGATGAGTTAAATACTACAGGAGCGTTAGCACCATCAACACAAATTAATTTATTATTGCCATCAAAATTAAATCTTTCAAAGGCGTACTTGCTTGCGCTAGTTCTGCTTGCATCTCTTTCAGTCCAACTTTCAGATACCGTATCTGTTTTTGCGTGGTTTGCTGCAGTTGTGCTTGAGGTTGCTCTAGTCACACCTGTAAAGGTTCCAGTTGTTATTCCTGTGTATGTAAATATTTCACTATTTATTTGAAGCGTACCACTAGATGAAAAGCCTGATGTTGATTCTACTGAAATAGTTCCAGAGCCTGTCATGGCAGTAGTAGATGCTATCTTCAAAGCAAGCTCTGTTGAACCTGCTGAAAATATTTTTTCACCCCTTGCAGCAACCACCCTATCTGCAAATATAGCAGACATTAAGATATTTTCACTAGAGCTTGAGGTTTCAGGTACTATGTGATTAACGTACTTGCGAAAACCATTTATACGCCTGTACCCACCTTCAACGTCAGGCTCAAAGTTCTGTAAAACTAACGCCTCTCCTGGCTGCATAAGAAAGGTGGACCTGTTTAGAACTAGCCCACCCTCACAGTTAAATGCTGCTGGTTGTAATGTTGATGTATCTGGCATTTTAAGATACTCTTAGTACAGGATTATATGACGTTGTGTCGCTACCTACTAATGTGGATCTTACGTAGTCATACTTGTTTATTACAAGTGTTTGCATGTTTTTGATACCTTGTTGGAATCTATCAAAGTTAAGTTCATACTGCTGTAGTTCACCACGATATTGATAAACATAAGCAACTGCGCCATCTACAACCACAGTTGCAAATCTGTCAGGTATTGTAGTTGTATCTCCATGCGCTGACAAATCAGCAGGAAATGTAAAGTAATCAAATACAAGTGTAAACTGTTTGTCGGGAAAAGGATATAGTAAATAATTGTTATCAGGTGTACGCACTATAAATCTAGGTACACCACCTTTTGAAAACTGTGTTACTGTTACACCACTAGCGTGTGTAGCAGCCGTTGTACTGTTAGCTCCTCTAGTACAACCTGTTATGTCGTTACCTGATACACCTGTGTATGTGACTTGCTCACCTCCTATAAATACAGTACCAGAGGTATCAAACCCAGTTGTTGAAGTTAGCGTTAAGGTAGCTACAGAGCTAGAGTGTGACCCATTAAGCGTAGTAGATGTAATATCATCTTCCTGCGTAGCGTAGTCTCTTGATATGTATTCGTTGTAGTTTAGTTTAGTGAGACTGTTACCTGCTGAACTTAGGTCATCATCTTTTTTTATTCTTGCTGTGTTGTAGTCTATATACTTAGTGCTTGTTGGTACAGTATACTTTGCAACACCTGGTGTTAGTGTAGAGGAGTTTGTTGCGTGGTTAAA